CCAGCCAATACTCCGACCTTCCCAATTGCTTGTTTGCTTTCAAAATTCATTATAGCAAGCCTATCAATAAATCTTGCGGCACCATCAATCAGTGGCCTGAAAGATATTGCAAATCCCTTCAACACATTCAAGAAATTTGTCATTATGTCTGTTGCTTGCTTTGCGGCTTTTTCCAGGGACGACTGTTCTTTGGCTGCTTTTTTTGCCTTTGCAGCTGCTATATCAAAACCAATCAGACCTTTTGAAAATAATTCATTCGCCTTTGTCATATCGGTTATACCTGCGGCAGATGCATATGCCTGTCTTGTAAACCTATCCATCGATTTCCAAGATTTACCAGATGCCTCCATTGCAGCTAAGACAGCACGAACTCTCTCATCTTCCGACATGTAAACCATTTTAATGGAGTTGAGATACGGGCCGCCCATCAAGGCATTTAATTTACCGACAGCTTGTGCAGATTTTTCAAATGTGCTAAACTGACCTGCAACTCCCAATATGTCGTTCATTCCTAAACCAGTGGCTCGTGTTTGAGTTAGAAGACCTTTGAATACTTCTTCCATTCCTTCACCATGAGCAGCGATAACTGTTGCAGCGTTTGCAAAGTCAGCAGCGGCGACTCTTCCACTAATTCCCGCAGCTCTGGCAAATTGAAGAATTCTTTCAGTTGCCGCCTTTGTTTGTTTACCAGTATCCAAATAAGTCATATTTAAGATTTGTATCATTCTGGTAGAAGCGTCAGCAGAAATTCCTGCTTGATCTAATACTGAAACAAAAGACACTAATTCTCGTCTAGTGGAGTTTGTAGCATCCCTAAACAAAACAGTGTTATCGAATAGGGAACCCATATTTTGATTTACATTTAAAATTGAAAGCCCTTGCTGACGTAAGACATCAATGCTGCCGTCTAAAACAGTTACATATTCTCTGCCGGCTTGTGTAAGTTTAAAGAAACCTGCCGCTTGTTGATCTAAGAATTTATTGAAATCGAGATTGAAATTAAATATTTTTTCTCCCAATTTTTTAAATTGATCATAAAGAAAGCCGACAGCAGATCCTAGTTTTTTAACGGCGCCAAGTAGAACGTCTCCTATTAGGGAGACAATAGATCCTACAATATTAACAATAGCTTTAAGGGTTACTTCAATTGCTTTAAGTGTTGCACCAACCGCAATAAGACCTATATTACTAAGATTTAAAAGCTTATTTAAATTTTTAAAACCGCCCGCAAGCTCTTTAAGATTAAAAGTCTGCATAAGCTTACGACCTCGTTCAGTCATTGCCTCAAAAAGATCAGGAAGACCTGAGCCGGCTTTAAGCATCTCTTTCATTTCTTTATTGGAAAGATTTAACTTCTTTGCAAGCACTTCAGCTCTCTTTGCGGCCTCGTCTATCTTTTTGCCAACGTCATCTGGTATATCAGCCATCTATAACCTTTCCTTAAACAAAAGTATCTGAAAATAATTAGTTTTGTTTAACTTTTCTCACCTTCAGTATTGGCTTTTTGCTCCATATCCTTCTGCTCGATGAGCTTTTTAAGGAACCAATTTCTTATTTTAACCGGCAAATTGTATGCTTCTGTGAAACTCCAACCGCCATAATACTTCATAAAGAAGAATTGTTCATACATATACTCAGTATATTCATCATTTAGGCCAAAAAAACTGCACCGTAATCGGCACATCAACCTCCTCTACGTGACCGCAATCATCACATTCAAACATGCTTGTTAGTTCAACATTTGGTGTTACTTTGGCATATGCGTCACGTAGATGTCTGGCATCGTGGGCTGGTAATCTATCAACAACTGAGCTAATCGTGGATGCATCCGTATGGCCGTCCACAGAAACAATAATTGTCTTGAACTGATCGGTGAGTGATGATTCTTGTAGCTTAAGTTTCTTTTTTCTCTCGGCCATGCTTAGAATCTTTGTTTCTTCCTTTCCTGTCATAAGTCGAGCTTCAACATTTAAGTTTGTCAAAGGAAGCTGAACAAGAACAGTTCCATTATCCGTTACTCGCACGGTTTCACCAAACTCCTGATCAGCGTGATTGACCTTCAAGGAATCATTTAAATCAAAAACATGTTCTGTATTGGCATTGCAAGCTGGACAATCTACTCTTGTCTCGTAATCTGAACCGTATCCTGTGACTCTTGCTGCTACAAGAATAGCATTTTTATCTCCAATAAGCAGCTCTTGAGGGCGGACGCTTTTATCAATAAGAACGCTCTGTACCAGCCTATCAATGACGACACCTTTCTTAATTAAAGATTGAGAAGTTAAAATATCCTCATCTTTGGCCGTCATATATCGAATCTCGACAGTATCTTGCCCATGTAAAGGATGATTCTCTGGATAGTATCTTCCCAGTGATGGAAGATCTACGAATTCCGTTGGTGTTGCAAAAGATAGTCCAGCATCGCTGACTTCTTGTGGGATCGGATCTGTATCTTGGACTCCGACTCCTCCGAGTCTGTCCTGATTATTTCTAGTTGACATATTAACCTCTTGTCTTTGTATATATTATAATGTCATTTAACGTAAATGTTAAGCTTTACCGGTGTTGAATCTGGCATAATCGTAACGAACTGTCACAACTACCTCAACCATAGCGTCAGATTCATAATCTAAGCTACCGAATTCTACGCTTGTAATCCATGGGTTATAAAGTGAGAACTCATCAACTATTGTGTTTTCAGCGTCTAATTGCTGAAGAGTGATAATTTCTCCCAGGGCTTTAACGCTGAGATCTTTTGATAGTGTATTTACCTTGTGTGACTCAGGTACATTATAACCAGAACTAATTAGGGCGCTATAAAGTTTCTCTGAAACATCTGGCTCAACAGGATCAACAAGTGTGAATGAGGTTGTTTGCCATTCAACACTTCCGGGATAATAAAACTTATGGCCGAAGTAGCTATGAACTGTTTCGCTGATATTAAATTGAGGCTTAGTCACCCTTTTTACAACGTAAGTAGGAATACCAATCGTTCCCTGCGTTGAACCTGCAATAGGTGTTCCGCCGACATACAGCAGCCACCTATGTTGTCTTTTTGGTTCTAAACTTGCATCACTCCAAAATTTACTTGTCGCCATTTTTTAATTATCTCCTCAATATTAAATAGTAAATGCTTTGAAAACTATCTGATTAATCCTCAAAAGATGCTCCGGAATCTGTGATGATGAAATCAAGAGCAATGAATTCAATTGAGCGCGCTGGCTTCAAGTAAATTTTAGCATACATTACATTTCTATCAATCAAATCTGGAGTGGTGGTTGTTTCATCGAGAACAACCTTGAAATCTGTGAGACCCAACTGGCTCTTAACGCCAGTAAGGAATCGTTTGACCCTGCTGCTGAAACTTAACCAAGTTGCTTGTTGGTTTTGCTCAAACAATGTTGTAGCAGCGATGCTTGAAACTTCCTTTTTAAGAAGGATAAGAAGACGGCGAACATTGATTCTGTCTAATGCAGAAGGTGTTACTTGTAATGTCTTCTGTCCGAATACTACGATTCCCTCAGACGGGAACGTGGCAATCGGGTTAATATTTGCCTCGTAAAGCTTGTCTCTATCTTCAGAGGTGAGCTTATGCGTTACGCCGACCACATTTAGGCCTGCAGCGCCGTTGGAGAGGCCGCCTCGGGTAAACCCTGCGGGGGCAAACCAAGGTGCCTGCTGAGCCTCTGAGAAGGACATTGCGCCGAGTGCAACAACGGAAGGCGGCACTTTAAGAATAGCAGCTGTGTTGTCGTCGCGAATCTGTATCCAAGGATAATAAGTGCATCCATAACTTGAATTAATTTCTCTATCTTCAAGTTTTGTTCGAACAGTGTCGATATTCTGATTGTCAACGCGATCCTTCTCGGTTTCGTCGTTCTCGGTGTTCGGCTGGTACATACCAGTTCCAGTTCCATTATTCTCGAGATCAATAATTGCGAGAGCGTCTCCGCGAGTTTCACACTGATCAACGAGAAGTTTTGTGAGAGTTGCGTTCGTCATACCGGGGATTGAAGCGATATTATATTCTAGAAGCTCTGGATCCCTGATGGATTGAACTGCCTGTTTCACAGTATTATATGTGTAGTTGGTAAGCTCTGTTGCATCATCAAGCTTCTCGTTACGAAGTGGATCTTTTTCTGTGATATCAAATCCATCAAAACCGCCGTGAAGAAGAGTTGTGAACCTGTTCCACTTCTTCTCGTTAACAAGCTTCTTAGCACTATTGTTTGCCGTGTAACTTGTTCGTGTAGTCTTGCGGCTACCTGAAATGTAACTTGCGATGGAGCCAGAATCTTGCACAACGTTGTCAAGTGAGAAGATCCAAGAAAGTTCTGTGTAATTGCTTCCTCCGTCTCTCTCGAAGTCAGATGCGCCGGGGAGGGCGCGAACAACATCAAGAACACTATCGTCAAATACTCGCGATCCTGAACGTTCAGTTCTAACACCCCAGTAAGCTTTTCTTGCGTCATCGATATCGCCTTCCATAGCGTTATTTCTTAGAGCAAGCTCTGGGAACTGGAAGGATGATGTAATTGCCATATTCGATGCGCCGGCTGTGGTGGAGAGGCGAGTGCCGGCGACTGTTTCACTATTCATCGAGGATGTGAAAAGACAAGTTGTTGCAACCGGATGGGCTACCTTGTTGTCTCCGACGATCATATGATAGGCAGTAAGGTTCGCATCGGCCACGTCGCCGCCGTAATCACCTAGGCCGTCTGTGCCAGTGCCGCACGCTCCTGTAACGGTTTGTGCGTTCTTGAAACGATAAGGTCCGTAGACGCCGAAAGGAACAAGTCCTTCACCGACAGCACCGTTATCAACGCTTTCATTCATATCTACACGAATGTATTTTGATACGTTGTTATATTCGCCGTATTCTCTATATCTTTCTTCTGTTGTGTTCCACTGATAATACTTATCACCAATTCTTCTCTTAATATAATCAGGAGAACTTGGGTTAAGATTAACACCTCTATAAGTTTCAATTAATTGCGGAGCGGCATCTCTATCTCTAAGATGTCTAATAACAACTGAGAATGTTCCATACTTATTATATTTATCTGTTGGAAGTGCAATGTCTTCAATGGAGATCTTAATGTTGTTTTGCGTCCATTCTCCCTGGTCTAATGAAATAAAACGGAAGAGTTTCTGAGTTGCTTCATTATTATAATTTTCTGGAGCACCGGTGTCCTGAGAAATATACCAACCAGTATGAGCATTTTTTCTTCCAAAACGAAAGTCAGCGCCGTCGATGGAGGCATCTCTGGATCTCAACCCCATGATAAGGCCGTGTGTTACTGCGCCCCAGCCGATTTTATTCCCTTGTTTGAGCTTGTCCTCAACCCAACCTTCGTAAGTCTCACCAAGAAAATATCCTTTGCTATCTGTTGTTGTAATGTCCGCGTTTGTTAAGGTCGGATCTGTATTGAATACTTTTCTAATGAATGAATCTGAACCGCGAGTAAAGTTGAAGTCAATTTTTGTGGGTTCGGCGCGGGCTTGGCCATCGTCACCTGTAACAGTGTTCGGAGTTCCGATAAGAACTGAAAGAGTTCCAGCTGAACTAGTTCCGATTGTTGCTGCCTGTGAGGCGGTAGTTTGAGCCGTTGTCGTCTTGTCAAAATCAAACGTTCCAGAAAGAACAATTGTTGTATCAGCATCACAATAGAAGACGGCGGCGAGCACGCCATCGGCGGTGTCGGCGTTATTCGCTCCGCCGGTGAACGTTGCAGGGACAGTAGCATTATTAAAATCACTCGTTATAGTAGTATCTCCTGTTGTGCCAACAGTATCCATAGTGAGTAATACTGTTGTAGTAGTAGGATTAGTTGCTGTTATAGCTAAAGATGATTCACCATTAACTTCAGCAGCTAATTCAGATGCTATTGCTGCAGCAGTACTACCACCAGGAACTAAAGCTATGTTATCGCCAGCGGCACCATCATCATCATCATCAACTTCAAATGTTAATGCAGTTCCGTCTGCGTCTGTTAATGTAATAATTTTGGCTTCAGTTGGTTTACCAGTAAAAGTTATTGTTGCTTTTGAGTACAGGCCTTTGGTTATGCCCTGAGTTGTAATCTGATCTTCGCCATTGAAGAGCCAAAGTGCATACGCTCCACCACCGGTAACAGACGGGCCGCCGGTATTGTCTGCCGCGTTTCTGATAAGTTGTGCGATACCAGAGGTTGAAGCCTCAGAAGCTCCCCAACCAGCCAAGCCGGTTGCACCTGCGCTAGTGTGTTGTTCACCTAGAAGTCTAACAAATGTGAGCGGACTATTATTTGTAAGCCAAGCTTTTGCAGCATAAGAAGCATAAGTTGGTGCAAGCTTATTTCCATCTCTGAAAACGTCACCAGACTGAATACCAGGAAGCGGTTCTCCAAAGATTTCAACAAACTCTGCGTAAGAGCGAACCTTAATTGGTGTTCCGGCGGGTCCCTTCTGGGAACGACCGACAACTAACGGGCCGATGGCGTCTGGTTCAACATCGAGGAGTGATTTATCGATTTCCTTAATGAAAATTCCAGGTGATACAAATTTAAACTTCTTGGCGTCAGACATGCTTTATTCTCCTATGTGACAAACATAATAGTGATTTCTCTAATAAATAGTAATTCAATCGTTGAAAATCCATTATTAAATCCATTATTAACTTCTGTAAAATGCATCGTCGTCGTGTTCTGGATCGTCGCCCATAATAACTCTTTCTCTTGGCATCTTTACACTGACCGCGTTTTCGCGAACGACTATTTTTGGCTGGTCCTGATTTACGTCCTGACCAATTAAGTATCCCAGCACTCTTATATTTATTGTTGTCTGATACATTTTCTCTTCTTCTCCCAAAGAAGCGATATTATTATCTTGTGTAAAGTCTTGCTGAATAAATGCTTCGTATCTGTGTCCGTCTTTTTTAAAAACAAAATAATTAATTCCTCCAGTATTTGTAATAAACGGAGTAATCATATCATTCATTTGTTGTTGATATTCTGTTCTCAATGTTATCGCATAATTTATAGTAATGTGAACTGGCATAGGAACTGACACTGATTGGTATACGACTTTCTTATTTTTAAACGGATAGTTGAGTTGGCCAAACACTCTATGTGCATCTGCTTTTGCAAAATTGCTAGATTTATCTTGCTTTATTTTTCTCGCAATTATAATAGAACCACCCTTCTCATCCATCGTTGGGGGAACATTTCCATAAAAAATCCCTTTGTTTGCTGGATCTTTTTCGACTGAGGATCTTTCGATTGTCATAATTGGAAGTATTAAGGCTCCATTTTTATCTCTCAAATTTTGATCATTTTTTATTTGATATGACCTCTCAGCAGTCATCCACAATACGGGAACCTGTTCGAAACCATTTCTTGTCGTTGTGTGAACGTTGAACTCTTTCTTTACATGATGGAGGAACGCCTCATCAATTGTTTCCAGTGTTGAAGGCATAACTATTGTTTCTTCAATGATGCTTGTATCTTTAACTTCTGTATGATCATATTTAGGTGGCATCGAATAATCCCTCGCGGCTTCTAATACATTTAGCAGAAACTTCAAAACGATGTTCAATTTGGCCAAACAATTGTCTTGGCTCGCTTATAGTAACAATTTCAAAATGAATGTCACCATATAAAACAAAGTCTCCAACTCGGACAATAAGATCTTGATCTTCTGTTAATCTTCTTTTGTGGAAGTGAACAGTTATAGAAGCATTTTTATCAACTGCTATATTATTCATAAACTCTGTCTGAGTGCCTTCCCATTCAACCAAAGCGTAAACACGGATTGGTGGAAGAAATGTTTTATTAATAGCCTCACCGTAAGTTGGATGATAATTCGTATGGTCTAAACTAATAGGATAATACAATACTTGCTGTCCTATAACGCGCTCAATTAATTCATCATTAACTTGCTTAACCAAGTCCCTCTCTTTTTTTCCAATAAAGAGTGGGGGTGGTGGCTGAGTTGGCTGTTCCCATTTAGACATAATTTAATTACCCTGTGAATACAGGAAGAGGTATTCTTTCCTGAACCTTGTTGACAGAATCAGCTACTGCGGCGTCTCGTTCTGCCAATTTTGCATAAGTCAACTCATCCAGAACTGTTTTAAGCTCTTCTCTTAGTTTATCTTGTTCATCCTTTGCCTGTGAGATTAAAGCATCTCCATTAAGAGTTACAGACTCTCCTGGAATTGGAATGGTTCCAAATTTACCTCTAACCTGTCCTAATGTTTCTTTTGTCAACGAAAGGGCAAATCTTCTAATCCATTGTTTTCCAATTGAATTAATATTTCTATATGGGATATTTGCAAAAGGAAGAGTGTTCATATTATTTACGCCATCGGTACCAAGAGTCCGATCATCATCTTCTTCCCAAGCATCTCTCTTGATTGTAAACTTAACCCACATTGTTGTAGGTGCGACGGTTGTAGCCGAAGGGAATAATCTCAATTTATTATTTTTTAGTTCAAACGAGTAATGAGAATTTCTTGTATAAATTGCATCCTCAAAAGATTGCGCTTGTTGTTTATTTTGCCAAACTGGAATGATTTGGAATTGTGAATCATCAGCCCATTGACCATATGTTTGAAGGTTTCCAACTGTATTCAGGCCGCCATAATATCCATAAAATCTCCATATAGCTTGTGGAGTTTTGTAATATACTTGTTTAATTGTTATTTTACTATTATTTAATTTTTGATAGTAAGCTAAGTCAGATTTACTTGTATCTATAGAAGCAGAATAAATAATACTTTGAAGATCGTAATCTTGTGTATCTACAGAGGTGTCAAAAGATGCTGAGTATTCTGTCTCGTCTCCTCCAACTCCAATTGCTGCGCCGACTCCCAAGCCAACTCTTTTAGCATATTCAAATCTTACACTTGGATATTTTAAAGAGATTTGTTCTGCATGATCTCCAGAGCCTAAACTTGAAGTTAAAACTCCTTCTGCAATAAGTTGACCGTCATGATCAAATGTACCAGTTGTGTTTCCTAACATATCTCCTAATACATTTTTTGCTTGATGGATGTTGACAATATAAGAATATTCTAAAACAGACTCCTCATATGACGCAAAAACATTCTCTTTCGTCAATTCAATGTCTAAAATATCTCCACCAAGCTTCTTATATGTGTAAGCTACTTGATCAACTGCCCCCGTTATAAAGTTGTCTGAAAATAATCTAGAATTTGTATCGTTGTATATATTGAAAGGTAAAGTTGTCGTTGTAATATCCGACAAACTTGCAGTGGCTGGGAGTGTTATAGCACTCACTGAGCTTGAAGGTGACAGAGTGGGATAGGACATTCATAAATTCTCCTGTGCTAAACTTAAATAGTTTAGGAAAAAGGAAAACCCCAGTCCAACCGAAGTCAAACTGGGGTTTCCTTAAAAAAGTTGGTTTTAGTTAATTATTAACCCAGAA